AAAATAGTTGTACACTGCGTTGTAAAATGTAGTGTACAATGCACTCACTGCAACGTCGCAGTCTTAATGTCGAAAGGTTAGATCATGAACACCAACACCCTGCCTGAGCCAGTCGAGCCAGAGCATCTCACGTACCTGGACAATCTCCGGTCGTCTGGCGTTACCAACATGTTCGGTGCACTTCCCTTCCTGATGGAAGCCTTCCCGGGTCTCTCCAAGAAAGACGCTACCTGGGTCTTGGGCTACTGGATGCAAACCTTCAGCGAGCGTCATCCTTCCTAAACCAACCGGGGGCTTCGGCCCCCATCTCAACGTCACTAAGGAGATTCGAATGAGCAAATACACCCAAGGCCCGTGGACATCGGGCGACGATGGCGGCCACTATGCAGTGATCCTGCCGGACAATCGCATCGCTGCCTACTGCGGCGAAGTCGGCGCAGTTGACGACGAGGAGTCGATTGCCAACGCCCGCTTGATCGCCGCTGCGCCTGAGTTGTTGACTGCACTCGACCTGTTTGCCAACCTAGACAAGCATGTCAACTCCGACCTTTGGTTGATCAATCAAGAGTATTGCAATCAAGCCCGCGCCGCCATTGCCAAAGCTTTAGGAGAATCCGCATGAACAAGCCCACACCAGGCAAGTGGAAGGTGCAAACCGCCGGCTTGATGTGGGCGGTAACGCCCATGCCAATCAGGAGGGACAGCGTGGACATTTGCTCAGGATCCGTCCACAACGAGAACTGGAAGGCCGATGCCGCGCTCATCGCAGCTGCCCCTGAGCTGCTGGTTGCGCTGAAAAACGTGGTGTCTTGGATGACTCTTCCAGCTGACTCGGCTTTCGACGATGCCCAGTTGGCAGCGGCCAAAGCTGCTATCCGCAAGGCAACCAAGGAGATCTCATGAAAAGCCCGTATTTTTTCTCATCGATCCTGGACCAGCGCAGGATGATCAAAGACCAAGTCTTCTCAATCCGCAAAGACGAGTTCCAGGTTTGCCTTAATGGTTGTGTGCTGCCAACCATCTGGAGTTCTAAGGGCGCAGCACTGGCAGGAATGGAAGTGGAACGTCGTCGGCTTCAAATTAAGGCAGATAAGGATGCGACATGACCACCCTGATCCAGCGCCTGCGCGCCTGCCTCACCATGAAACACGAAACCGCTTTGATGAGCGAAGCCGCTGACGAAATCGAGCGCCTCACTGCCGAGAACGAGCGGTTGCGGGTCGGTCATGACCGCTATGAAACCGTGCGCCTGCTGCACGTCCCGCGATTCCAGACTGCATGGCTTTTGAACCGCAAGACCGGCAAGCCCTTCGACGAAATCATTGACGACCTGAAACCGTTCGTGCGGCCAACACTGAAAGCAACCTCATGACCACCACCGGCACCCTGATGAAGCTGGTTTATGAATACGGCAAGGCCGTGTTTGACAACGACACCACAAGCACCAAAGCGCATGACACCCTCCGCACCGCCATTGAATCGCTGGCCAGGGAACGGGATGCGGCATTGGCTGATGCAGTTGATGCAGAGCGGTATCGGTGGTGGCGCGATCATGGGTACACCACCGACAGCGAAAAACTCGGAATTGAGAATGAAATGCTGCCCGCCGGGGAAGTGTTTGAGACGCTTGACGCCGCCATCGACTCCGCAAGGGAGAAGACATGAACCAAAAGCGATTCACCGTGCGCGATGACGGGCGCGTGATTGACGACTTCGACTTTCACTACGACGCGACACTTCGGGTTGATGGCGACTTCCCGAGCGATGACGAGCGGTTCAACTATTCCGCAGGGCTGGCTCAAACGCTGAATGCCTCCCTCGCCGAACCCGCTGCCTGTAGCTGCGAAACCTGCACGCCTCAAGACATCATGCGCCAGCGAATGATCTTGTGTTCGATCTGCGGCAACAAGCGGTGTCCGCATGCAACAAACCATCAAAACGCTTGCACTGGAAGCAATGAGCTCGGACAGCCAGGTAGCTCGTATGGCCCAAAAGCCGAACCCGCTGCCGAGGACTACAACCACGTCCCGCTCAAGCCCGCATTCACAGTGCAAGCCACCTACGAGCACACCGGGAAAATGTCGCCGCGCAAGTTTTCAGACGAACCCGCCGCCGAGCCGGTGGCGTGGGCATGTTTCAAGAATGGTGCGCTACAGCATGAACTGGTCGGGAGTGAATTGGATGTTGACTTTTGGGTCAAGTCCGATGAGCCGGAAATGCAGGGCATGACGAAAGTTTCCCTCTACACCGCATCCCACCCACCCCGAGCGCCGCTGACGGAGGAACAGATCGCGGAGTGCGTTGTTCGCACTTCTGATCCAGTGGCCTTCGGTCGTCTTCAAGACAAGTTCCTGCTATTAAACGAGTTCGCCCGCGCAATCGAAGCTGAGCACGGGATCAAGGAGTCTGAATGAGTACAGCCAGCCAATGCCCGCACTGCAATCTTCCTCGCTTTTCTGGTGCCATGGGATATGTTGGGCCGCAATGTCAATGCGAGTTTCGTCGTGGCCTAAGAGACACACCATCACCTTGGATCCCAACAACGTTCGTCCCTGTTGAACTGACCGAGCGCCGCGTCCGAGAAATCATCCGCGAGGAACTGGCGAAGATGAACAAGGAGTCCGAATGAACCTGCCGCCCTTGCCTGAGCCCGATACACATTGTTTTGACGATGAGAGCGGCACCCCCAAAGACGTATGGAGCCACAGTGCCGAACAGATGACTGCCTACGCCACCACCGCAGTGCTGGCTGAACGCGAGAGGTGCGCTGCGATTGTCGAGAACATGGAGGCTCCGAACTGGCCGCATCACGTTGAAACGACATTTGATTTCTGCGAGGCTTTGGCATCGGAAATCCGAGGCGCGACTAGTGATCGCTCAACTGCTGACGCAGCTTTACCGAGACAACCCAATAAAGCACTGAAAGGAACCTCATGACCCAGGCAATTCCACTCACCAATCCAGGCCCTCTCTGGTCGCAGCGAGAGTATGTGGCATGCAGGGCACTTGGCATTGGCTTTGCTGCGCACAGTGCATGGCGCGGCTCTATCTACCAGCATTTCCACTACCACTTCCCAGAAGACGCTAACCGCTGCACGACAGTCACTGTCTCAGCAATTGACGTAGTCTCTCACACCAATCACAGGTTCAAGCCAGACACCTTGAACTGGATCAAGCAATGCTCGGGAGCTATGGCGAAGGAGCAATCATGAGCGCACACGACGACTATCTTGACCCAGACCATCATGATTGCCAGTCACACGCTTTCCAGGCAAAGATTGGCGGCCTTTTGTACGCGTGGGACGAAGACGATAACGTCTACCGCGTCGACCCAGATTCACCCTCAGCACGTGAAGACGGATACCGCTGGATTGGCAAGTTGGCCTGGCCTGAAGATGATCAACACCCGTCAGCCGTGTTGAAAGAGTTTGCACGCAGCTATCAAGCAGGCGAACAGAATCCGAACAAGCCATCGGACTTCAGTTGGTTTGTATCAGATCTTTTCAATTGTATCGGTTTGATTGTAATAATCGCAGCTCTCATTTTTGGTTTTATATGAGGGCGTCATGAACACACGAAAATTCCCACGCACCCTTCAAGAGGCATTTGGACCGTACACAACCAATCAGATTGAAGAAGCAAAAGAGCCATACCAATGGGCGCCGCAGTTCCCAATCTTTATCGGCTTTTATGCCTGGGCGGTAATTCTGATGATCGTGGTCTTTTAGGTTGTGGATTGTCCTGAGTGCGGTCAATGGACAACTTTACTGGAGACACGTAAACAAGAAGGCGGTGTGAGAAGGCGCCGCCAGTGCGCCAACTTGCATCGCTTCACCACATTGGAGCTACCAATAAAATCACGAAAAAAGTCTACAAAGCACAGTACAATCTCTGAAACCAAGTCAATGTCGAAATGAATCAGGTTCTGCCATTCCAGGCTTTTGCTTTGCGCTGGCTACAACCACGCGCTAAGGTCTTCCTTGCTCTTGAACAGGGCCTAGGCAAAACCGTCATTTCGGCTCTAGACCTCACTCCTCCTGCCTTGGTCGTGTGCACCGCGTCCATGAAATTCAAATGGCAGCATGAGCTGAACAAGTGGCGGCCTGAGTTGACCACCTCAGTTGTCCGAAGTGCCAAGAAGCCGTTCACACCGGCCGACGTGGTCATCACGAACTACGAGTCCATGTACTGGTTGCAGTTTGACCAAGTCGAAGGCAAGCGTAAGCGCACAGTTCATCATGTTGACTTTGGTCACCTAGAGACACTGATCGTTGACGAGTCGCACTACTGCAAGTCCTACGATGCTGTGCGTACAGCCGTGGTCAGTCGCAAGATCAGGACGACTGAGAAGGTGCGTCTGCTTTCGGGCACTCCTGTTGTCAGCCGACCGATTGAACTCTGGCCACTTCTGTACGCCATCGGCGCAACTAAGCTTGGATACATGGAATTTGGCAAACTCTACTGCAAAGGCTGGAAGACCCCTTGGGGCAACTGGGATTTCAGCCGCTCAAGCAACGAAGCTGAGCTTGTTGAGATCCTTGAGCCAGTGATGCTGCGCATGACCAAAGAGAATGTCATGCCTGAGTTGCCGCCCAAGACCTACAGCGTAGTGGAGCTGGACCTGCCTGTCGACAAGCGTGAGAAGCGGTTCGACATCGACGACATCGAGAAGAACCCAGAGCCGGTAGCGTTCGAGGCAATGCCAGACATTTTGCACATGAATGCGCACCGCAAGCTGCCGCTAGCTATCCAGCACATCAAGGATCGTCTTGAAGTCATGGACAAAATAGTAGTGTTCGCTCATCATCGTGACATCGTGGACGAGCTTCTGAGCGGCCTGGCAGAGTTCAACCCAGTCAGGGTTGTTGGTGGTGACAGTGCGCAAGCACGCTACAACGCTGAGAAAACATTTCAAGAGGACCCAAAGTGCCGAGTGTTTGTCGGCAATCTTGTTGCTGCAGGTGAAGGACTCACTTTGACAGCAGCCAATTGGGTTGTCTTCGTTGAATCCTCGTGGACACCTAAAGGCATTCATCAGCCAGCCGACAGGTGCCACCGGATTGGTCAGGTCAATCCGGTCACGGCCGAGATCCTGACTATTCACCAGTCCATCGACGCTCGCATGCTTCATAGCGTGTTGAAGAAGATGGACATCATTGGACTTATCATCAAGGAAACAGACATGGCACAACTCGACAACGTGGCTATTGCAAGCAAGCTCCGTGAGCTTGCCGAGCTCTTTAGTTCACTCTCAACAACAGCTGGGGTCAAAGAGCCGAAGCAAGAACAGGTTGAAGTCTCTGAAGAGAAGCCAACACCAGCGCCGGCTACAACCAAAGTGGCCCTAACGCTAGATCACATCCGCGAAGGTATGGCAAAGATGATCGATGTCGGCAAACGCGCTGACGCACTCAAGATCATTGCTGACACCGGCGCAAAGAAGGTCAGCGAGATCCCTTCTGGGCACTACGAAAGCGTGATGCGCGAGATCCATGCAGCTCTTGGCGACGCTCCTTTTTGAACATGGCGCACGCTAAGCTTAGCCCATCAGCGAGCAGCCGTTGGATGGTTTGCTCAGGCTCAGTCCATCTGCCGCCTGACATCCCCAACGAGGGTAGCAGCCAGTACGCCGAAAAGGGAACTGCTATCCATACGTTCAGTGAGATCTGCTTGGCCGAAAACAAGCAACCTGAAGACCTTGAAGGCAGAGTAATCAACGGTCTGACGATGGACAGAAGTTGCGTCGACATCGCAACCGTCTACGTAGACTTTGTCAGGAGTCTGCCTGGCTTCAAAGCCTACGAAGTCAAGGTCAGTCTTGAAGAAGTCATCTTCGATTGCTACGGCACAGCAGACTGTGTATCCATGACGCCAGGCAAGCTGACAGTGACCGACCTCAAGACAGGCCAAGGCAACAGAGTTGACGCGGAGGAGAATACGCAGCTAATGTGCTACGCACTAGGAGCATTCCTAAAGTTCGACTGTATCTACGACTTCCAAGAGATCACGCTTGTGATTGTTCAACCTCCGTTGGAACACATCAGCACATGGAAGATCGACAGGGCACGGTTGATGGTATTTGCAGATGAGCTCCGCGAAGCTTACAGGCGGATCAACGAAGAACCTACATTCGTGCTCAGTGAAAAGGGATGCCAGTGGTGTCGTTCACAGGCCCAGTGCCCAGAGAAACGAAGGGTCGCAGACGAAGCGGCAGTAGTAGATTTTGCTAGTTTCGTCAAGGTTGAGATCGACCCTCAAGAGATGGCCAAGTACATGAAGTTGGTGCCGATCTTGAAGGACTTTATCAACGCAGTCGAGAACTATGCGAAGGACACGTTGTTGGCAGGCAAAGAGTTGCCTGGCTTCAAAGTGGTTGAGGGACGACGAACCCGTGCTTGGACAGATGAGAGTGCGGTCGAGAAATTCCTCAAGGAAAAAGGGTTTGCAGCCCTCATTTACTCTGAGCCTGCAATGCTGTCCGTTGCTCAGATGGAAAAGGCCCTTAAAGGTGAAGACGTCTCGCTTGATGGATTCGTCTTTGCCAAAGAGGGTTCGCCTACGGTTGTCCCTGACACGGACAAACGTGTCGCAATATCCAGAGCGGCTACCGCCGCAAAAGACTTTGCGAATAGCTGAAGAGTTGTACTTGTTGTTGTAGAATCATTCACCCTTAACTGTTGAGAGACTCAATCATGTCAAAACTCGTTACTCCTGAATTCCGTGGCTCTTTCGTTCACGTTCTTGAACCGCATGCTATCAAGGTGGCACCAGGTGAAAAGCAGCCTGAGCCGCGTTACCAGATCACTATCCCGATCGACAAGAAGGACCCGTTCTGGAAGAAACTGGACGCGCTGGTCGAAGAGACCGCTAAGGCCAAGTTCGGCAAGATTCCTCTTAAGATGAAGAATCCCAAGAAAGACGGCGACGAACCAGATGACGACGGCAATACGCGTCCTGAGTTCGAAGGTCGTTGGTCTATCCAGGCAACCAGCAAGAACAAGCCTGGCATCGTCAACATCGATCTCAACCCAATCATGAACGCCAACGAGATCTACTCAGGCGCATGGTTTCGTGCCTCGATCCGTGCCTACGCATGGGATCACCCGACTGGCGGCAAGGGTGTGTCTATCGCTCTCGACAATCTGATGAAGGTTCGTGACGACGAAGCGTTCAGCGGTCGCACCAACGCCGAAGACGACTTTGCAGACTTCGCCAAGAAAGACTCGATGCTCGACTGATTTTTCGGAGGGGTGCCTCTACCCGTAAGGATGAGGAGTAGCTGAAAAAGCCTCCGGCCTGCCACACCCCTCCACCCATTCACCAAGGAGAAACCATGGAGTCTCGACTCTATAAGCTAGTGCAGGACATGCACAAAAAATTCGGCTTGTCTCATGACGGCGATCCGGCTCATCTCGATTTGACTGAGAAGGAGTTTCGCGTCAAGGCCATGCAAGAGGAGTTGGACGAGTACAAAGAGGCCGTAGGTCTTGTCGATGAGTACGATGCTCTGCTCGACTTGCTCGTATTTACTGTCGGCACTCTTGAGCGTCACGGTTTTCCGCTGCTTGAAGGCTTTGAGACTGTGATGCGCGCAAACATGAAGAAGGAATTGGCCGCCAGTGCTGAAGCCAGTAAGCGCGGCTTCAAGCGTGACTTGGTCAAGCCGGCAGGTTGGACTGGCCCTGAGGAAGAACTGAACAAGATCCTGTTCGATGTGATGGAAAAAAGAATCACTAAGCTCACCGGCACAAAGGTTGCACCGAGCTCAGACGGCACGATTGTTCCAGGCTTTGCGCCTAAGTTCGACAGCGACAAGGTTCGTGTGGACCTGCTGCCGATTGGCCCTATGATGCAGATCGCCAACGTGTTCGGCTTTGGCACCAGGAAGTACTTTGCCAACTCGTATCGTGAAGGAGACACTGTGGCATGGAGTCGCACATACGGTTCGATCCTGCGTCACCTGTTCGACTTCTGGAGAGGCGTTGACAAAGACCCTGAATCCAATCACCACCATCTTGCCCATGCAGGTACTCAGTTGCTCATCCTAATGGAGCACGTCGAGCACAACAAGGACAAAGACGATCGGTTCGTACGATGAAAACAGTCAGGGACATTCAGCAGACATTCAAGAACCTGTTGAGCCAGCAGATCTTTTCCGAAGACGGCAACCTCGAGATCATCAATGCGTCGTTTATAGCTGACGAAGAGACGATTTTTGGCGATGTGGTCCATGGCTGGTGTCGTCGTGAGCTGCAATGGTACCTGAGCCAGTCGCTTAAGATCGAAGACATTCCTGCGCCCATCCCGGCAATCTGGAAGCAAATAGCATCACTCGATGGCGAGATCAACTCCAACTATGGGTGGTGCGTTTTCAGTGAGGACAACCATAGACAGTACCTCACTGCAATCAAGGCCTTAGAAGCCAATGCAACAAGTCGCCAAGCTGTGATGATCTACACTAGGCCGACCATGCACGAGGACTCCAGGCGTAACGGCATGAAGGACTTCATGTGCACATACTCGACGCAAATGTTGATCCGCAACAATGAACTGCACTACATCGTCAACATGCGGAGTAGCGATGTCGTCTTCGGCTACAAGGGCGACTGGCACTGGCACAACTTCGTACAAGACATGGCCTTGTGCAACTTGGAACGACAGTACCCGGAGCTCAAGAAAGGTCCGATTTACTGGAATGCCGGCAGCTTGCACGTCTATCCACGCCACTTCAACCTCGTATGATCTTTAATCCGTTTTCAGGCATTCCGGCGAATGGCCGCAGTCACGTTCGTGGTTGGTCTATGGTCTGGGCTGATCTGCTTGGATCAAAGATCAGCGACGGTGGCAGCTTGACCGGTCACTCATTTCTCTACCTCGATCATGGTGTCAACTTCGGCGGCACGATGAATCTGTTCGGCGGCGTGACCGACAAAGTCATCGACAATCTGATGGACATGCTGCTAGCTGAGCCGGTTAAGCTCATCAGCCTGGACATTCCGATGCCAGACTACGTTGAGCAACTCAGCAAGCGGCTAGGCCAGTCGACGTGCCACCCTGCTTTGGCCCATCTTCTTGACACACTGGGTCAAAGGCTCTATGCCTCTGAGACCTTGACAATGGCAGGCCTTGGTCAGTCACACGTCACCATCGGCGACAGCCACTCAACGGCATTCAGCGCATCCGGGAGCAGCGTGCTCAGAACCAACGGTGCCACTCTCCATGGCGTACTCAAATCAGGCTCAATCAAAACACAAATCGACGCGCTCAGCATAACACCGGAGCGCGTAACTTTGGTCTATGGATCAATAGACATCCGACACCATATCGGTCGCCTTGCCAATCCTGTCGAGGGTATCAGAAAGCTCTGCAAAGACTACGCAGACCACGTCAAATCGATCCAAGACGACTACATGTGCGAAGTTGAAGTTGCTGCGCCTGTGCCAGTGGAGTATGAGGGTCGCAAGCTGCCTAAGACAGGCTACTACAACAACACGCCATTCTGTGGCACGCAGTGTCAGCGGTCAGGTTGGACTAATCATTTCATGGATGAGATTGGCAAACACGGCATCGATCTTGTGCAACCACCATTTAGCTGGTACGACATGGACCCTGAGCTCTATGCTGAGAGGTTCATGGAAATGGGTGGCTCGGTCCACATCGCACCCAAGTACTATCGCCGCTATTTTGATTGGAGCTGAATGTTCACCGTCACGCGGGACACAACGAACAAAGACCTGCTGAGCCACACTCGGCAGGACTACGTTGACATGTACGACAGCTTCAAGGGCAGAATGCCTGAACCGACCGTCGAAGCCTATGAGGACAAGTGGATCTTCAGAGCAGACAAGGCACCTGCAGGCCTCAAGGCATTTGGCGCAGAGAGGATCATAGCTGAAGCTAAAGAAGACGTGTTGGTCTACTGCGCACCGCGAGTTGGCCACGCGCCGGACGCTATCGCCACTCTCGCAGAAATGTATGGCAAGAAGTGCGTCTTCTTTTGTCCTGCAGCTGAGCATCCATCCAAGCACCAGGCCGTTCTCAAAGCCAGGGGAGCGGACCTTCGCTTCATCAAGATCGCTGCAATGCCAACGTTGAACACGTATGCAAAGCGATGGGCCACAAAGCACGGCGCGTTGTTCTTGCCGTTCGGTCTGACAGGCGTGCCTTTGGTCACTGCAGGCCTGGTCAACGTGTCGATCAACATCAGCAAGAAGATCGGCAAAGACCCTACTCAGATCTGGATGGCCGTGTCCACTGGCACAGCAATCAGAGCGTTCCAGATTGCTTGGCCTGCAGTTGAAGCACGAGGCATCGCAGTGTCTCGCAACATGCACGACGGCGAGATCGGCAATGCCAAAGTCATTAGCTCAACGACGCCGTTCTTGAAAGACGTCAAGCCTGCAGAGTACCCGCCATTTCCATCGACGGCCAACTACGATGCTAAGTGCTGGACAGACTTCGACGTCTTTGCAAAACCCGGTGCGATCTTCATCAACGTAGGAGCAGACGCAGACATTGAGCGCCATCTCACACCTGGTCTGATAGAGTCCATCCGCAGTCAGAGAGAGTGGCACGACATGAGCGACTTAGAGAGAGGTCTATGAGAATAGAGAAGACGCGCTACTACAACGAGTTTCTTCGCTACTACCAGATGGCGAAGACGCAGCAGATAGAGTGCAACCTCGGCACGATTCCACAAGACCAAGGGACGGTCAAAGACCCTCTCATGCAGAACGTGCATCTCTACGACGTGGTCAACCGTAAGTATGCCGGATTTACGCAGATTGTCCTAGACCTGTGGTACGCCAACAGTCCTGAGCACCCGTACGCAAACAAGCTACACGCGGTGCGCAAACCCATTTGCGACAAGTTTGACTTCATCCACGAGTACTGGGATCTGCCTGAATGGCTGTACGTCTTCATCCTTCATCGTGTGACTGGAAGCGGCATCAACTACGCCAAGAAGCCAAGCGGATACAACAACACTATCCTTCCGCACCTGTCTGAGTGCCGTTCGATTGAAGACATGATCGACGTGGTGGCCAATCGCCCGGATACGATGAAGATCTACACAAGTGTCGGCTACCAGTTTCCAGCATTCCCAAAGCCAAGCGGCCGGTTTAAGCTTGGAGGTGACACGTTCCTAGCAGCCTACGCGCCAAGCTTAGCGAGGGAGTTGGCTGAGATGCTGAATCAATCGGACAAACCAACACTGCGTAAAGTCGGTGAGTGGATGTTTGCCTGGAACAAGCTGAAAAATCTTCGGGCCTACAAGTTCCAGTACGCAGCTGTGATTGCAGACATCGCAGACTTCTACCCAGGTCTGGTTTGGCGCAACACGCCGTTTTTCTACGGCACAAACGCAAAAGAGTGCATCAAGTACCTGGCGAGGCCGCTTGGACGTGGCCCAGAGGAGTCGTTCCTCGATGCTGTGATGGAACAGATTCAGAGCGATACGGGCGAGCACCCATATGATGCTGAGGACATCTGCTGCGACTTCATCCGCTGGATTGAAAATTATGTCAGGCCTGGCCATGACTACAACCATCTGGACCGCGACACGCTGTGGAACAGTAGCACAATCCAGGACCACCCATTCGGCAGACAGAAGGCCATGCTCGACTATGGGCTGATCAAGTCGTTCAACGAGATCGACGTCCACCCATCGGACGACTACGTGATCAAGGGCAAAATGTCGCCACTTGAGTACAAGATGCTAGTCAACGGAGTTTGAGCCGTAGTCGTTGTCCTTGATACGAATCCCCAACTGGGAGCCACAGATAGGGCACTTCGTCTTGTTAGTCAGTGTGATACCAATCATCGCTGGTACGAACAGGGTTTGACGTTCGAATGGGCAGACCAAGTCTAAGTCACCGACATTGTTGTCGATGAGCGTGTGGCCGCTATCAAATAGAGTTTTGATCATAGACTTTCCCACTAGTTTGAGACATCACAGCGCTCCTTTGATCTGAGCACGAATGACCTCAAGCTCTTCTTCGCTGAATGCACCACTCTTCAGCAGAGCCACACGTGCAGCGGCATCGACCATGTGGTCAGCCACACGCTTGATTGATTGTGATGGAATCTTTGACGGCTCAGTCGCACCACACATCAGTTTGATCTGGTCGCAGAGGATATCTGCAGGACAACCGTGCTTCAACATGAACATGGTCGATTTGAGTAACCGGACAGTGTTCTCAAGCTCTTCAAGCTTGCGTTCAGCTTTGCTGTGCAGATACGCCATCACTATTCCTTAGCTTGGCCATGATCTCCCGTTGAACGGGCAGCGGGGTCACGAGAATGTACTCTGCTAGGGCTCTTTCAAGCCTCTTGATTGCTTCCATATCTTGCTCTAGACTGTCCGCGGCTTCTAGGGCATTGCAACGATGCTGCCAGTTGATCGTGTCTTCTGGTCGGCAGTCACACTGGTTCGCAACTTCGGCATGGTGTTCTGCGTCTTCGCGTAGACGTTGGATTAGGGTCATACCCACGCCCTCATTAAGATCCCGATCCAAAAGCCGCCAACGAATGCCACGAGTATCGCAATGACACTCCCAGGCAGTTGGTCAATGACTTCGTTTTTCAGGTCGTCTAGCATGGCTACTCCTTCGTGGTTGTGGGTGGTTGTTTGATTCCAATGTCGGCTAACATGTCGTATGCCTCTTTGATGTACCATGCATGATCTAGGTCGGACGGAAGCTTGCTTGGCAGCTCCATGACCGGCTTGGCTCCATCTGTACGTGGGACCTTGTTGCCGTTCTTCTTGTAGTGAATAGCAGACGTCTCTCCAATGGCGTAGTACCAGCGGACAGCTTTGCCTAAATAGTCGTCACCTTTGACTGCACCGCCTGTCACGGCACGCACTGTGACGAATTGCTTGATGTCCTTGCAGCGCCTGACCGTCATCTCGATCGGCAGACCGAACTGTAGGTAGTCGATCACAGCCTTGACGCAGATCTGGTGAGCAGGTGTCTTGCTTAGGTTCGGGTCAGCGTACGCGCCTTTGACCTTGTAGCTGCCGTCTTTTTTCAGCGCGATGTAGTTGTTGACGTCCCTAGAATAGAGCGCAGCGTACTCGGTCTCTTCTGTGCCAAAGCCAGTCTGCTTCTCCCACAGCTCGATGCGCTTAAGCATGCAAGCTCTGTGAGTAACATTACAGAGGATCACGATGCCATCGGTGTTTGCACTGACCACACGAGCTCCGATGTCTTCAAGAGATTCGATGAGCATCAATAACGCCAACTGACCCGTGACCGTAGTCTGGATCAGCAAGTTCGGTCCGTACAAGGCAGACCACTTTGAACCGAACTTGCCAAACGAACCATTGATCGTGATCTTGAGAGACGCGTCAGTGACACTGTCACCGGTTCGTTTGGCGTGAATGCGCCTCTCAACGATGGACCTGTAAACCTTCAAGAAGTCAGCGCCTAAGTGCTCAGGAGCAAGCCGCTGGTTCAAGATAATGTTTGGATAGTACGAGGTCACGTCGCGGTCGTAAATACCACATTGCGAAGATGCTACGTGAAACAGCTTCTTCTCACATGAGTGGATGCCGCCAATGCCTAGCTGGTAGACAGTGTCGTTGATGCTGAACTTGAGTGCGCCGACTTCGTCAGGCTCTTTGACGTCACCTTTCTCATCGAGCTTGAACGTGACAGAGGTGAAGACTTGCAGTGCTTTCACAAGCTCAATGTGTTTGAAGCTGACCCACGATGGAGCCCGGTAGTTGAATGAGTAGTCCTTGCTGAACTCAGGCCGATAGATCCGTTCGCCCTTGATTTTTTCAATCTGGCTGCGGATGACTGCTTCGGCCATCTGTGCGTCTGACTTGGAACGCAAGTCGACTTCGTACTCGTTGCTCATTCGTTCACGCAGCTCGATTTGCTTTCTGATGCTCTTGTACAGATCGATCGTCGTGTTGAGGTCGTTGACGCAATAGTCTGCCAACAGCTCACGACTGACTGAGCTGATCTCTGCGTCAGGTGCAATCGGCAAGTCCTGCATCCGCTTGCTGTGCAGCCTGCCACCGTAGATTTTTAGGCTGGCTTTGCCAGGGGCCACCTCGATCAAGTCGATGTGGTCGATGTACGTGCATGGCAGCAGGCGATAGTTGGTCTCTGCGTGCCAGGCTTTGAGGTCGTTGATGATGATGTCATCGCTGAGCTTCTTTAGTTCAGCATTGTCTGCTCCACGAATGCAAGCCTTTAGCAGCAACTCGTCATAGCGCTTACCGTTGAACGTCACGATGGTGTACTTGACAAGCACGCGCTTGAGTTGCTCACTGTCGAAGTCGGTCCAGTCAGAGCGCTCGAACGTGGCGACTCTGCCAGTCTCAATGTTCTTGAGTGCAATGAGGAAGAAATTGCGGTAGCACTCGATGTCGAGTACCGCCTTTGGCCTGATCTTCACAGCTTGTCCCAGACCTTGTTTGCCCTCAACCACAGGTCTTTGCCGCCACTGAGATAGTCGGAGTCGAACACAATCCGCTGCATACTAGTGGCCAGGATCAGTTTCACACAACTGATGCAAGGGGCAGTCGTGCAGTAGAGCGTGTGTGCCAGGAACGGTTCACGCAGCCGAGCAATGGCATTCTGCTCAGCGTGCAATGACTGGCACAAGTCGAGGCCTGTGCCGCTCGGGTAATTGGCGCCGTCACATGGCTCATCGATGCAGTGAGGGAAACCCTTTGGCATGCCGTTGTAGCCTGTCGACAGGATGTAGCCGTTGGCGTCAACGATGACGCATCCAACTCTGCGCCGTGCACACGTAGCACGCTTGGCTGCCACGTGTGCTATCTCCATGAAGTACTGATCTAGTGTAGGTCTCACGCTTGTCCTCTGGCTTTGAGAGTTTCCAGTGCCTCTTTGGCGGCGCGCTTGAGTTGACGCTCGGTGCTGTTGCTGAAGCTGATGCCCATCTCGCAGAGTTCATCTTTAACTTTAACAGCAATAGTGATATCGACGTTGAGCCACACGGTAATCAGCTTTGTCCACATGTTCATGATCTAACCTTTCGACATTGTACACTACATTTTACAACAACTTGTACAAATATTTAAGGGGCAGAAGCCCCTTTGTTTACTTGAGTCGTGGAGCTGTGCCTCCGCTGTGACCAACACCACGCCGTGTGACGTCCACTTGGCTGCCCTTCGTTCGGCCTTGATCGTAAGCTTCGCCTTGACGTGTCTTGCTGTTGGACGCGCCGTACTTGACCTCGCCGAAGTGCTGAGCCACCGCTTGAGACTTGACGATGACAAGCGCGCGGCTTGAGGCAGCCTCTTGCATCTCTGCCTTCTTCTCTTCGATCAGCTTCTTGAGAGAGGCAATGCAGGCTTGGATGAAGCCTCGGCGGAAAGACTCAGCTTCAGCGCGTACGCCAAACTCGCCTGTGTGATTCTTAGTAAACTCACGTGAAGCAGCGCCCATCTGATTGACAATGTACTCGTAGGTGAACTTGGCCATCTGTACGTCCGTGCGGTAACCACTGAACTTGATGGTCTTGTACCCTTCGACTTCGCCGTACCGTGCCTGGCATTCGTAGAGGTTTGCCACAGCAACGGCCAACCAACCGGCCCAACCGCTGGCCGTCTTAACTTTCCAAGATACGTCCATGCCAGCGCCGATGTTGCAGTAGTCGAACGCTTCAGCACCGGCGTTTTTAATCTCAGCGCTGATCACGTCAGCGTGCTCGATTTCATACTTGCGCATGATGGACTCGGCCATCCGTGCAGCTGCAGCACACTCGTTGGCGTCACCGCGTGCGTCCTGAGCAATTGCCAGGAGCTTTTTGACACGACGCATTACCGAGTCGAGGTTGTTTTCTTCAGTCATGATCTAGCCTTTCGACATTAAGACTGCGATGTTGCAGTGAGTGCATTGTACAGCACTCTACAAACACGTGTACAAATATTTTTGTGGGGGCCGAAGCCCCATCGCTGCTTACCAGCCGAACTTCTCGGCACAGATCGGGCCGATGCCACGGTCGATCGACTCTTTGTTGGTCAGCTCACGGCTGCAGATGCAGCATTGACCGGTGCGTAAGCCGTAGGCTTCAGCGTAGCCCTTGGGGTCGTTGATCAGGTTGACCACAATGCCTTCTTGCTCTGCACCGCAGTCACGGCTCTTAAGGAACCGACCACCAAAAACCTTGCCGAGGTAGGTCTCACCCTCTTTGACGTACAAGGCTCCAGCGTTTGCGCTTGTCTCACTGGCAGGAGAGATCTTGACGCCAGCGATCTTGATTTTGGGCCATTTGAGACCCTTGCCTTTCGCAATACGAAAGGCGTCTTCCAACTTGGAGGCGTTGACTTGCGGTGCAACTTCGGCAGCAGCCTTGAGCTTTTCCTCACGTTGTGCCTTGTAGTCAGCATCACGAGCGATGCAGCGGCGGATGGCAGCAACTTGGTTTTCGGTCAAGGTGCCGTACTGCTGCAGAGCGTTGGCCATCGCCGTACCGAAGTCAAAGCGACCGTCTTGGCCATTGACCCAGGCGATCACGTCTGGGTGATCAGCGCGCCAGGCATTTTGAGCAACCATTTTGTCGCGTGCAGCGCTCGCCTTGTTGGCAGCTGTCTTGGCTGCCCGAGCCTTGCGGTACTCAGGGCTCGTCTTGAATTCCTTGAAGCCGCGGCCTTCACAGGCGAAGCATTCCTTGCCGTACGAAGACCAGCCGACAAAGCGGCCGCTGCCATGGCAGGACGTGCAAGACTCCTTGTACAACTCTTTCTCCTTGGCCAACTCCTTGTGAGGGTTGGACGAGATAAAGTCTAAGTCGTCTTCCATGTCATCGAACGACGTTGCTTGAGCATTCATGATCTAACCTTTCGACATTGAGACTGCGACGATGCAGTGAAGACAGTATACAACAGTCTACAACGACTTGTACAACTATTTTTGAGTCAAGGGGGCCGAAGCCCCCTCGCTGCTTATGGCATGCACACCTCCCACATGTCGTTGTACTTGGCCCACTCACCGTCGAAGTTTGATCTCATCTTGGTGATGTTGCCTGGGCACTGGTATCCGAAGTCGTAGCCTTGTGCCATTTGAAGCTTGGCATTGTGCCTGGCTGCAATTGCTGCCTCCTTGGCTCTGGCTTCATCGCGGTAGTAATTCCACGACACCTTGCAGCCGCTGCGGTACTCGTCGGCCTCAGGATAGGAAAGATAGACTGGACGGGACTTGACTTTCTTGGTAGCCATTGAAAACTCCTTCGACATTGATGATGGGGGCCGAAGCCCCATTGCTTGCTTACCAGCCGTTGTTCACGGCCCACTGCTCGATCGCTACTTGAGCAGATTCAGGAACATCGTGTGATTCGCTGAACCCGTTGGATTCCAGGGTTCCAGTTACCTGCATCGCTGCAAGACTGGCGGAGAACTTGCCCTTGGTCACGAAGCAGTCCGTTCCATCGATTTCCACCGTGTAACCTTGGATCACTTTTTGCTTTGTCATGATTCAGCCTTTCGACATTGAGACTGCGATGTTGCAGTGAAGACAGTATACATCAACTACAACAAAATGTACAACTATTTTTATGGGGTAATCACGATGTGCGGATGGTGGAGAGAGGCCCAATACGTGACGACATCAAAGAGAGTCTTGAAGTCGCAGTCAGGATCGTCGTGCTTCAGACAAGCTAAGTACTCGTATTGGTTGAGCGAGAGCAGAAACTCAGAGACGGTCATGTACACAATGAGGCTCTTTTTTAAGCGATTTGCACGACGCGGAAGATTTCACATGGTGAAAATTCCCATGTGGAGTTCACGATCTTGACGGCCCAGTGAGCTAATTCGGATGTCTCGAAGTGCATAGCTTCTGATTTGTTGATGGTGATATCTTGATCATCGGCGACGAAATATCCTTTGTCATGAATTTCGTCGATGAATAGTGCAAGTGCGTACATGGTGGACTTTCGACATTGAGACTGCGATGTTGCAGTGAAGACAGTATACATCAGTTCTTACAATTATTTTTATGCAAGTGAAAAAAAAAGCCCCAGCCTTTCGGCTAGGGCTAATTGGTCCACAGACCAAGGAGACAATGCTTATGAGGCCGCTCAGTGTTCGCTCAGACGCTCTCTAAGTTCGTTGATAATGTCACGCATCATCTTGCAGATACGCGACTCTGTGAGGCCCATGACGACCCCGATCTCGCGGAGCTTCATGTCGTGTTCGTAGTACATGCTCATGACATTGCGGTCACGCTCGGATAGATCTGCGACTGCGTTGACCAGGGCCGTATCCATGCGCCGATTCTGCAGTTGCTTGACAGGATCAAACGACTCGTCAGCAGCCATGGTCTCTATGAAGTCGACATCATCCTCGCCAAGATCTTCGAACAAGACAATCTGTGTGGTTGAGCCTTTTTTCCGTTCATTGCGGCTCAGTGGGTCAGCTCGACGCAACTCGTCGATCATCGCTCCACTGATCCTCAGACCTGCGTAGCTCTCGAACTTTGCACGACCATCATCAACGAACCGCTGCATGCACTCGTGTGTGGCAATCATACCAACCTGCATCAAGTCATCAAGTTCGATGTTGGCTGGTAAGTTGCGGAGCATCTTGATGGCAATGCTGCGAACGAGTGGCTCGTACTGCTTGAGACCACTCGTGTGGTTCATCAGGGGATTGGCGGCTGGCCAGCGATGTGCTCTAGCAGCGACTCTGTGTGGCGTTGCAGTCCGCGGACTTGGTCCCCAAGTTCGTCAGCCACTCTTGCCACGTCTTGAAGCTGCTCTCCGCATGCGATGAGTAATACCCCGACTCCCGGGGCGGTTTCATCAACTCGCGGGGCATCGACAGCGGCGTGATCATTGGGTGGCGGATTCGGGCCTGCGCCTCCGCATCGACCAACCCCTGATCCAGCGGGCCGGGCGTTCGCGACGGCGACGCGCAAGCGGCCAAGTTCAGAAGCAGCGCGAGCAGCAGCAACCTTGCTGGCGTCGCTTTCGCGGGCATAGTGTTCTCTCGTGGATTCGACTGCGGTGACATAAGCGGCCTCCTTTTGGCGTGCAAGTTCGGATGCCGTCAGTGCGGCGGCGGTGATTCGTTGGCGCTCCTGATCCCACTTCGCGGCGACCTCCGAGGCACCCCGTTCGTGGCCGTCGGCTTCGGCGGAGTGCACCTCGCGGAAGTGCCAAATGGTCACGGCCGAAATCGCCGCGAGCAGGGCGACCACCTTCACGATCAGTGAGTTCATGCAAGGGCCCTCAGGTTGTCGTCGAACCGACTCCGCCGGTCGTCCGCGCCGACCATTCCCGGCCCATTGACGCGGCGGGTGATGGCATCGATCAGGCTGGCGTCGGCCAAGTCGTTGGCGTTGATTTCGCTCCATATCCAAGCCGCGGTCAGACAAGCACCGCCCGGCTCCCCGGCCAAGCCGAAGTTCGCTACGAAGTCGATCCCAAGCCCGGCGGTGGCCTTCTTCGCCCAGTCTCGGCCGGTCATCTGGATGAGCCCATGACCGCGAAATGCCCAGCCGTCACCGCTCGACTCCGGGCCGTTACCGAGCCGGTTTGCGTAGACCCGGTTCGCCAAGACCTGCGGGTTTCGGCACAGCTTCGCGGCCTCCGCGAGCGTCGTGACCCGGGTCGGCCACATATCCCGGATGTGCTGCGGCGTCGTGTAGTAGAGCGACTCCTCAGTCCGGGTGAACTTCTGCGACTCGTGGTAAGTCTGCGCGAGGAACGCCGCGATGCGAGGCTTGGTGTTTATCTTGAACCGCGCGCACGCGGCATCCAGTGAGTCGGCGTAGATGCGCGCCTGAGTCGCCGCCACGCCGCACCTCACTAGCGTGGCGACGTCGATCATGGCGCGGCGTCCGTTTTGGTAGCCGTGCCGCCCTGATCGATCACGCGGAGGACCGGGATCACCACGAAGACGGTGAACACCATCCACTTGAGGAACTCCGGCGGGAGGTAGCCCTTGACCTCGTCGGGAATCTGGCCCCACGCGAGGACGATCGCGCCGCCCACGACGGAGGCTTGCACGGAGAGGTAACGCCACGCGCGGCGCGCGTCGGGGATGAGGGTCGGGAAAAGTTTCATTAGGTGCCTTTCATGGTGAAGTGAGTTGCGAACCAACTGATCAAGCCACCAAGCGACGCCGCGGCGCCACCGATGAGCATGAGCGTGCGCCAGCCTCCTTTGGCTTCGCTCAACGCGCGGACGACGATGTCGAGTTTTTCACTCATATCGGTCATGTCTTTCTCCATCCTTTTCATCCGCTCCTCTAGGCGGGCGATCTGTACTGAGTCGGGGGTGATCGGGGATTCGGGCATGGGGTGTCCTGTTAGACGTCTGCGGTTACTCGGAAAACATTGGTGCCGTCGCACTCGACGAAGGCGCTCAAACCGATTCCGACGGTGATACCAGTCCCGGTGGCGCCGATCACGCGCACGCCGAAGGCGGTCCCCGTGTGCCGTATCAACCAGCGGCGCCTCACGAGTGGCACCACGAGGTCGCGCACGGCAGTCAGTGCCCCAGTGACCGTGAGCGTGTCGCAGAGCGCCTGCGCCTGCGAGAGGGTCACGTTGGCCGTGGTCAGCGCGATCGACGCCGCCCCATGCGACAGTCGCTCGTAGCCGTTGATGTCCCGCTCGTCCGTGTAGCTGGTCACCGAGGCGGCGCCCGTCACGATGGCATACAGCGGAGCCAGCGCCGGGTCGCGCGCGACGTTAGTGGTGACGACGCCCGCGCGGCTGACCTGAACGTAGTTCGTCGTCGACGCCGCCAAAGTCACCGTCCCGTTCGTCGTCACCGTAGCGACCCCGTCGATCAGCAACTTCCCGCCGAAGTAACCCCACGTCAATGCAGAGCACGTCGCCGCGTTCCGTCCATAGTACGTGGCCGGGGAAGCAGCGTCGAGCAGTTCGTTAAGCCGAGCCTCTTGGTTGTTTTGCGAGGCCGAAAGCTGCGGCAGGTTCGTCGTTGAGTCTGACATCAGACCGCTCCTCTGAGTTTGTAGCCACGGCCAACGACCGCCGAAATTTGATACACATCGACGTAAATCGTCGATTGAACCGCACCGAAGTCAGTTACTTGCTGGGACTGCGAGTAGTTCGCGAGTGCTGTGCTTGTTGTGATCGTGCGCTTGCGCGTCGTGTAGGTGTTGTCGCTCCACACGTCGACCTCGTAGGCCTCAGACGCCTCGCCCAGCGGCGCATAGCCAGACGTGAAATTCTTCGCCAACCGTGTGCGGCGATCCCAACTCAGATCAACGCCAACCGATGCCGACACATCAGGGAACCGAGAAGCGGACGGAGAGAATGACGACCCGTAGCGCGCAACTCCCTTGGTAATCCGCACGTCATCGATATAACCCGTCAACTGATAGGCCAGATCGATGCGGTTGCCAACTATTAGCGATCCGCCACTGCTTACGTCGTTCATCGTTCGACCGGCGATTGACGTGGAGCCAGTGGCAACCCCGTCGACGTACAGCGTCAGCGTGCCGCCGGATCGCGTCGCAGCGACGTGCTGCCACACGTTGGCGGTGGCCGCTCCGTTGGTCGAGTAGACCGAACCACCTTCGAAAAACTGGATGTTGTAGAGGTTGGTCGCGCACCCGAGAATGAAGCCGATGCCAGTCAGGAAGGCGCTGTTCTGATGCGCCACGATGCACTGGTCGGTGGCGGTGTTGGTGATCTTCACCCAAGCCTCGACGGTAAAGTCTCCAGAGCCCATGGCGAAGTCCGTGCTCCCGGGACAGGAGACTCGTTGACTGGAACCGCCGAGAACGAGCGATGTCGCCCCGAACTTTGGCGCCGTCGTCGAAAGCGAGCACCCAGAAACCGTCATGGTTTTCGGTGACGCGCTACTGTCGGAAGTTGTTGTTTGGCCGCTCGTTCCGTCTAGGTGAAGCAGTAGCACTACGCCGCCGAAACTTGCATCGCTGGCCCACGGCTCAGGAAACTCTTCCGTTGGCGGAGTGAAGGTAGCCGTATAAAGCGCTTGGCCGTTGGTGACTTTGAGTTCGTCGACGTAGCCGTCGAAGTAGGCCGAGGCGTCGTAGTGCTGCTTTCCGACGGTGCAATTGCCGTCGCTCATATTTGCCGAGAAAGTTCCAGTAGGACCTTCCTGAACGCCGTTTTTCCACATTTGAACGCTCGACCCTGAGCGGGTAAGTGCGACATGCGTCCACACGTTGGCGGTGATCGATACCGTTGCGGCAATCCCTACTCCGTTGGAGTAGAAACTCAACAGACCGCCTTGGAGGTAGAAAGCAAAGCCCGGAGTGAGCGCGCCGGAGCGCGTGTCGAAGAAGATCCTCGTCCCAGATAAGCCGGCCGTTGTCGGGTATATCCACGCCTCGACGGTGAAGTCTCCAGCGAACTGGAAGGCCGCCCCACTCGAGCAATTGAGGTACGCATTGGCACCATTGAACAGCGCCGATGTCGCGCCGAATTTCGACTGCGCAGCGACCATCTGAGCGCCGCCCGTCGCGGTGACCGTGCGAGCGTATTGGCTACTGTCTATGAACGCCGCGCCGAGTGGGTTGGCGTTCATGTTGAGCAGCAGCGTGACGCTGGCGAAGCTGGCATCCGTCGAGTCGAATTGCGCGGCCGGTGCGGTGAAATTCGCTGAGTAACGCCCCACGCCTTTGGTGACGCGCACATCGTCCATGTAACCGTCGAAATACTGGATGGCAGAAACTGAGTCTCGTCCGATGAAGCAATTGCCGTCCGAGAAATTTGCCCCCGAGGTGTAGGTCGACCCGGTCTGCGTCCCGTTGATGAAAAGTCGAATCGAAGTGCCAACCCGGCACAGCGCGACGTGCTGCCATGCATTCGCCACCAGCGTCGCGCCGCCGGTGATCTGCGTGCCGTTCTGAAAAAAGCAGATCGTGTTGTTCAGTTGGAAAAGAACGAACCCCGTCGTGTTCGTCGCGACGGTGTAGTGGCTGAAAATCGTCTTGATCGCGCCCGCGCTGATGCTTGCGGTCGTCGGGTAGATCCATGCCTCGACGGTGAAGTCGCCGGAGAACTGGAAATTGGTCCCGGTGGGCGCGGTGAGAAAGGAACTCGTTCCGTTGAATAGCCCAGACGCGGCGCCGAACTTTGCCTGCGTGAAACTGGTCGTCGCACCGCCATAGACGGCCATCACGTTGGCCGCGCTTGAAGAGTCCGCGAACATTGGCGAGCCGTTCATGTGCAGCAGCAGTTGCACGTTCGATGCGCCCGCCGACACAACCCCACGACTACCGCGCAACCCGACCGGCGAGAATGGCTTCTTTCCGACCGCGGCGAGCGTGAGCGTTTTTGCGTCCGCCGTCGAGAGGGATCGACCGACGGTCGGCGCCTTGTAGTAGCGCAACGCCCCGATGTCCGAGGTCGCCAACACCTCGCGACGCAGGCCCGAGGTCGCGAGCACGGTGAAATTTTCCCCGGCGGCGTGGCCCGTCATGGCCCACTCAGTACCGCGCATGCCGCGCAGCAGGCCGGTGAGCGTGTAGACCCCGGCCGACACCAACGTGGCCGTCCGCGCGTACAGGATTTCGGAGCCGATCAAGTACGCCGGGGGCGTCCCGTTGAAAATGTCGTCGCGGGTGTACGAAGCAAGCGTGCCCGAGTCGAGCGTGACCGTGACGCTGGAAGTCTCGTCGAACACGAACCCGCGCGACCACGAGTCGAGCGCAGTGGTCGTGATCCCCATGGTGGTCTTGTCGGGGACGGTGTAAATCAAACCGTAGGTCGCCCCGTCGACCGATTTGTAGATCGACGCCCCGGGCCAGATGGTCGCCGTCGGCGCCACCGCGAGGTAGAGCCCCACCGGGTCGTCGCCGTCCCGAAGAATCGGAATGTCAAGAAGGCGGAGCGTCGTCTCTCCGAAGGCGTTGACCGAACTGGTTGAGGTGTAGTCGAGGCTCGTTACGCCCGAAGCGATCAACGCGCTTGCGTCGTCGAGAACGAGGTCGAGGGAAATGACCGGGCCGGACTCCGTCTTGCGCGTGACGCGCATGCGATACGTCGAGCCGTCCTGATCGACGATCGAGACGATATCCGTCGGTTCAATTCTGGCGTACTCGTTGAAGACCGAAATGGTAGTCGAGAAAACCGAGGCGGCGGCGTCCGCGACAAGCGAGTCCGCGGTGCCCTTGGCCTCCGCTGGTTTCATGCCGATGATGGTTTGAACGACCGACGTCGAGGTTTGACCGGTAAGCAGTCGATCGCTGTACTCGGTCGAGGTGTTGAAATCCGCGTCGACGTTCGGGTAGGTCAAAGAAACCTGCGCCGGGATTTCCAAGTCATTGGCGATCTTGAGGTTCAGCGGGTCGTCTTGAGCGCTACCCTCGCCCGCGCCGATGTTGGCGAACGGGATCGTGGCGACCGAACTCCCGCCCCGGGGCCGGAAGTAGAGTTTGTCGCTCGCGACGAGGCCGAAAAAGTAGACGCTCGCGAGTTGCTCTAGCACTTGTCGGACCGGCGTCGTCTGGCTTACCGAGAGCGATCGAACCGGCTTGGTGATCGTCGAGAGGGCCGTCGCGTCGTACAGGCCGGACGTCAAAGTGGCGCGCGCACAAAGGCGCTCGACTACTGTCTGGAGGGTTTGCGGGGACGGCGTTGGGACGCGGAACCGACGGAACACGAAGTTATAAGAAAAGCTTGGAAATACACCCGTCACCTCATAACCGAACGCCGCAAAATCACCATCGCAGTAGAAAACCCCATCTTGCGTGTTGGAGTTGTAGGTGATGACGTTCGCCGGGGTGCTCACCTCTTCGAACACCGTCGTGACCTTGAACAACCTGCCGCTGTACTGTTGGAACGCCCACACCACACCATCAGAATCGACGCGCAACCATTGCGTATAGATGCCACCAGACGCCGACCCGTAAGCGCCCGCAAGGTCGATCACCTCATCGACGAACACCCCGGAGTAGTTGTAGCGCTTCACGCGCCAATAGCCACCATTTTCTACAAGCGCGTAAATCATCCCGCTCCACGCGGCAAGAGCGGCGATCCCAGTGATGCTTGCGCAGCGCGTGTAAGTTGACGCGCTGTTGATGATGAACGGCGCCTGTTGATCCGCGGTACTGGTGGCTTGGGTGCACATCACCCACACTTTTTGAACTTCGTCGTAGGCAGTGCGCCGCTGATACGGAAGCAATACCTCCGCGTCGCTTGCTGGGATGTAGGAAATGACGGGAGTGACCGCACCGCTTTCCGCGTCGATCATTTCGACGTTCAACCCGCCAGAAATCAGTGCGCCATTGAACGTCGCATAGACCGCCCGGGGCGACCCGTTCGTCTGCACCCACACGGGAGCAAACGCGGAATAGCGAAGGTTCAAGGTCAAATTTCGGTAAACCTTTGGAGTGCCGTATCCGGTCGACTTCAATATCGTGAAATTTGGCGAGAACGAACTGTCGTTATAGAGAAAGTACGACGCACTTTTGTAAACCGCCGCTTGCTGGAAAGCGATCGGGCTAGGTTTGGCGAATGTCCCGTAGTAGGAAGAAACGTCGGCACTCGTCGCGTCGCGCGTGAGTTCGAAGGTTAGGTTCGGAATTTGACCCGATGTCCCGAGTTGCATACTTTTGATCATCACGGTCGCGCGACCGCGATACCCGGGAGCGTTACCAACCCCTACCGCCGCCTCGTAAGTCGGGTCTGGCAACTGGCTCGACGACCCCGAGTAGAAGGTCACCGACGTCCAAAACTCGGAGTCATAAGAGGCGATGGCACTCTTGACGTCGGCGCTCGCGGAGCGGTTGAAAATCAACTTCCCGTTCGCCCAAATGCGGGTCAGCCCCGCCATTTGACAGTCCGAGAACAAGTAGAGGACGTCGATTTCGTAGGTGTACGTCGTGGACTGTGCACCCCCGCCGCCGCCCTTGCCTTGGCTGACGGTCGTCGCGATTTCCCGGCGCGTCGAGGCCCACGCGATCTGCCCAGCGGTCCGGACGGTTCCTTCCATATACGGGATCGGGCCGGGTTCGGTTCCGACCACGCGGAGGTCGCCGAGGCGCGGTCCGTAGGCCTTCTGCGTCGGGGCGAACGTCGAGCCAAGCAGGCTACCGGCGATCAGCCCCAGTTGCGGGAAGCCGACGGCCGAACCGATGGCCGCGCCCGCGATGGTGATGACTTGTTGAGTGGTCACTTAGAAGACCCCCGGCAGTTCGTAGGCGCGGACGAAGCGCATTGAGCGTGAGAACTCCAGACGCGTCTCGACGACACGCTCCGCAGACCCGTTCAAGGCATGGATGATAGAGAGGCCACCGTAAAGGTAGTCGCCGCACACGCCCATATGGCCGGGCGCCGAGTCGAAAGCGACCACCACGACGTCGCCGGGGCGCATGTCGGCCTGCTTGATCGAGGTCATCGACTGACCGCACCACTCAACCAGCGAGACGCCATCCGGCTGCGGGGAGTAGCCGTTCACGTCGAAGTTCGGAGCGACTATCCCGAGTTCGCGCGCAATCCCGATCACGAGTCCCGCGCAGTCCACGCCAACGCCCTTGAGGCGGGCCTGATGCTGGTACGGAGTACCGACCCACGTCCTAGCACAGCAAACGACCTCAAGGCGCGGGATCATGCTTTGGTGTCCGGCGACTTCGTCAAGTCGTCCGTGGAGGGTCTATGCGGCTCGCCTTGGAAGTTGACGACGTTGGCGAACTTGATTTTACAGTCTTCGTTCAGCCTGTGGCGGCATCCGGCGATGATCGAGAACGTGTTACCGATCGACACGGTCAACAGCATGGGGAGCGTCAGCGTGATGTTCCCGCCGGTCGTGAACGTGCGGACCTTCTGCCGGGTGCCGGAGTTCGGGCCGGACGTCCACGTCAGGATTCCCTCCCCGAAATAGTCGTCGGCTTGCGTGAGGGTGGTCGAGACGAACGTCTGATTATTGGTGACCGACGTCACCGCGGCAGTGAAGGTGTACGTGGCCGCAGTGAGGGTGCAGCGGTTGTTGTTGTTCGGCGTCGGGAAGTCGGCGAACCGGGCGCGGCAAGTCTTCGACGATGTATCCCCGACTGGTTGCTGTAGGTACTGTTGAAGTCCGCGCATTTCCAGCACGAGCCCACCGCTCTTGAGCGTGCCGTCGCCGATCGTTCCACCGAGGACCGACTCCAGTCCGTCGGTCGGGTTCGCCCAGTTTCCCTTCGAAATCAGGAAGGCGGCGTTTTTCCACCGGCCCGCGAGGACGTCCGAGCGCGTGAAGACCGTACTATCGTTCGACGTCGAGAGTTCCAAGTTGTCGACCGCAAACCCAGCTGTGCTGACGATGTTCGTCACGGACAACCCGGGCGCGCTTCGATACAACTGGGCGCCGATCGTGAGGTCGGCCGAGTGACTGGTGAAACCAAAGACCGAAAGGTCAGTGCGCGTGATGAGGAAGAAGTGAACGACCGACGTCGCGCCCTGCGTGTAGTGGGTCGCGAGCGCGGTCGGGATCGTCTTCAACGGATTTCTTCCAGCTTGATCGACGGCGGGATCACGGCGAGGTTGACCATCGTCGCCTGCAACTGGCTGACCCACTCGTCACCCGTGAAGGTGACCGGGATGTCGAACTCACCAACCCACGTGTAGGTGTCGCCCGTCACGTGCCCGGTGATCGTCGCGATCCCGGTGGTGTTGTCGATCGTCGCGGAGGCCGTCGTGAAGGCGCCCGATCGGTTGCGCGTGATGACGATGGCCGGAGTGGCACACGGCTTCGTGATGTTGCGGTAGACGCTCACCCCGGCGAACGTGTGGACCCGCTGCAACTGGAACGTAGCGCCCGTGATGAGCACGCAGCGCGAGTTCAGGTCCGTCGCCCGGTAATCCCTCCAGTCCCTAAATCTGAACCCCTCGTAGGGGGTCATCATCACGACGTACCACGTGTCGAGGATCAACTGGTGGTCGGCATTGTTCCGTAGCCCATGGGAGACGTCGAACCGGTGGATTGGCGCCTGCGCGAGGAAGTTCTGATACATGCGACCGTTCGGCAGGTACGCCTTGACCCGGCCGGGCATGGTCGGTCCGCCGCTGGCGCCTTGCTCGATGCGGGAGTCGAGTCGTTGGTCGAGGAACGTCATCAGGTGTTTCTCTCTGTGGCCCGCTTGACTCCGGCGCCCGCGAATGCGGCGATCTGGTCTTGCGTGCGTCGGTCGATCGAGTTGCCGACGGTGAAATTGTTCATGACGGTGATCGAGCGCGAACCGCCACTACCGCCGATCGGCGTAACCGACCCTCCTTCGTTGCCGGTGGCAAGATACGACTTGCTGCCGACGGTGAGGATTTCCGGCCCACGCTCGTTGATCGGCCGAAGTTCACCACGGCCGAACGATCCGCCGTCAGCGAGCCCGCCACGCAGCGAGTTCGGAAGAACTGCACTTCCACCGTTGATTCCGCCCGTCGACCCGTTGTAACCGCCGCCACTGAACAGGCCCAGTCCAAGCTGAACGACGCTGGAGAGGAAGTCGCCACCGCCCGCGCCGCCAGTCGTCGAGCCGAGCAACGATTTCGCGAGCGGCTGGGTGATCTGTTGCTGCACTGCGATTCGCACGAGGTCGGCAAGGATCGAGTCGGCGAGGCTCTTGAAACTCAACTTGCCAGTAGTGACGAACGTGACCAGCGCATCTTC